GTCAGGGCGCATGTCTACTCTAGGAGACCCAAGTTGCCACTTAACTCCAAGCTCAGTAGATGCCATTTCTATTGACATCTGTCGCCCACGAACACGTGTATTTACTTGTCCTGTAAACTGTTCAATAGGCACCGTAGCCGTACGTGTTACCGTACCTGTTGCACTACCTCCTTCGGAATACGGGCTGTTATAGCCTGACCCTGAGTTAGCGAGGGGGAGTAATGTCATCGTAGCACTAGGAGAAGCAGCGGTAGACCCTTCAAACGTAACATCCGGCATGATGCGCCATACAAACGCAAATCGGTCTCCGTCATCTATATCAAACTGTCCAGAGGTAATTGTCGCTGCAATTGGTGCAGGAGTACCTGTTTGGTTGTCATCAGTACCTTGCTCATGATTAACAAGGTTATAGCTATACGTAGCCGCTAGAGGGAAATCACGTAAACCGGAATCAAGCCACGCTGTACGAGCTAAAGTACCGTAATACCACGTTTGATCTAAGTAATTAAACACCACATATTTGTCTACCGTTTCGCTATCTGCGGAGCAATAGAACCACCATACTTCATGAAATGCTTCGTTTGTACCCGCAAATACTTGGTCATACTGTAACGTATTAAAGTCTTCAAACACGTATCGACGCACATTGCAGGGGAGTGGTTGGCTACGCCCATCATACATATAGAACTTATCTTTACCCATCCAGAAAGCCACACCACTAGCAAAAGCCACGGTGTTTTGGGAGGCAATAGATATGTTATCCCCAACCAACTGAGCGCCCCATACAGCGGGTGCGCCTTGGTACTGCAATGAATACAGCGAAGAGTTGGTCCAAACGAGGACCTCTTGACGTGCTTGTTTAGCCGCAACTATCTCAGTTCCCCGTGACAGTCTCAAGGACCCCGCTTGGTTTGTAGATGCTGGCGTCCACTGTGCTACATCTTCTTGATCAGACCAACGGATGAGCATTGGATCAACTGTAGCACTGCCAACATCATTAGTACCAAAACAAAACACAAAACGGTTTATATCTGATACTAAAATCAAATTCTGCGAAGTAGGTACATTAGACGCACCACCAAGAGATGACAAGTAAACACCACGTGTATTTACTCCATTTGTAGCATCCCAGTAGAAAATATCACCCCCACGAGGGCCAAATACTAGGTCTTCACCAAAGTTAGCTTGGCTCCATAGACGTATAGCTTCGGTAGAAACACCACCCGTACCCCATACACCAGCGCCCCATGTGCCACCACTCCAGCCAGAAAGTGGGACTTCATATGGTTCGCCTGTGCGTATTTGGTACGCACCAACTACTGATGATCCACCGTTACCTGTGTCTGACGCGTTGGCTGTAGCTGTGGCAGTAATAGTATATGTGTTTGCGTCAGGGACTGTTACAATCTGATACTCAGCGTTTAGCACGTCGGCTGTTATGTTACCGCCTAACGACACAGCGCCACTAAAAGTAACAAAATCACTATCTCGTGCGCCGTGACCTGCATCGGTAACAGTCAGTGTTGCTGATCCATTAGTAGCCGCAAATGTCACGTCTCCCGCAGCGGTAGTGCTACGAATAGGCGTAATGTCATTGTACCCACCACCCTGTTCTAAATAGAACTTGAGGTGCGTGCCAACGCCAATAAGATTAATACTACCTAAAGTAACCCAATTCCATAAAGATCGACACACCCCCAGAAACGAAGTTCCTGAGATACGCTGCCAACCACCTATTTTTTCGGGGAAGCCCTGTCTGAAGCGTACTTTATCGCACTCATACCATCCCGCTTCATCGGTGTAGCGTGTTACTTCTCTATTGATACCGGGTTTAAATACTAACTTCTTTAGAGCCATAATCCACCTACATACTTTCGCCAAAGATAGGAGGTAGTGTAGTGACTTCTATAGCTACATGCTGCTTTAGATTTAATGACGCGCCGCAATCAGAACAAGTATCTGCTTCAAGTTCGGCTTCATCAAGATCATATCCACAGTGTGCACACTCAACGTGCACCGTATGCTTTGGTTCTACACCGCTTTCAGTATCTCTAGCTTCTACGGTAGTTTTCATACTACACCACCAATTCAAAGTGAGGGCCATCAATAAAAGGCCGCTTGCCTTGACTACGACGTAGGTCTACGTACGCATTCATAGCTTCTTCCATTGTACCATCCCACTCGCGGATGTCTGGGATATGCCATGCAGCACCCCAACGAACTCCAACTCCAGCAGCTTTAGCGCCCTCTTTCATGGCATCTGCAAGATCATCATATAAGTTCAATTCCCACGAACCTCTTGACCCAATATAGGCCATAAGGTCTACAGCGTGACCGCCAATATGCTTAGATTTCATGGTTTTACTTGCGCCTTTAGCAACAAGTTCTCGTTGTTCTTCAATGGTTCGTAGACCACAAATTACACCAAAATCGACTTTTGTAACGGCAATAGCATAGTCAACAACCGCGATTAGTCCGACATCTACGCCCTCCAATCTGTCTCGACTACGTTGTGATAACTTAAAACTCATTTTGCTACGCCTTTCGTCTTCTCGAATGATCTGAGACCGCCCAGACCCAACATACCCATCAATACGGGCATCATCACGCTCATATCGGCCTGTGGAACTTCTACTCCAAATCCGGCTGCTATGGGTGATATTAAAAAATTGACGGCTAAGCCAAGTACACAAACGTGCCCACATAAGGGCCTCCAAGACGATTGGAAGAAGTTACCTTTAGCGTCAGCGGTATTTAACGCAATCTGCGCTAGGGCAATTTCCTGCCCGTGTTTTTCCGCCATAGTCCCAATTTCATGGGCGAGCTTGGCTTTCTGGTCTTTATCCTCAATAAACTTGTCTAACAATCCTGAAACAGGACCTATAAGTTGTTGTAGCATAAATAACCTCCTACCTCTTTGTTAACCCATTTTCGATAAGATGGCTACCAACATCGCTATTATGGTACCAGCCGCACCGATCAGGATTGTTTCTAAGCGTTTGATTCGAGTAAATACTTCTTTAAATTGAATATGTACTTCGGTCTCCAACTTAGTAACTCTAGGCTCAATTTCGTCTATGCGACGATGGGCATCGTGAACAGTGCGGCTCATAATTCATCTTACTCTCTTACTTCTTCAGGTTCATTCAACGACTGCGATAGCATGTTTACAAAAGCCTCTCGGCCTACGTTTAGCTGATCCATGTTGAAGCGTAGGCTTCCTAGTTTCTTATCCAGATCAGCAATGTGGTTAACCATCGCAACTTGTTGTTCGGTTAGGTCTTCAATGTTGTGTTCTACATCATTGACAGTAATGGTTTTCTTTTCATTTTTCGCCATTATAAGTCTCCTTATTTAAGTTAAATTATTCTTCGGGTGAAGCAGCCCAAGGCACACCAGATTCAGTCGTTGCAGCGGCATCAATTTGCTTTTGCACCTTTGCATCCCGATCCGCTTCTACGCGAGCTTTAGCTTCGGCAGCGGTTTCGTCGCCTTCGATCAAGCTGTCGTATACCCAACCAAGAACATCGTTCTCTGTTAGATCAGCGTATGGAATAAATCCGGGGTCTGAAGGATTACCTTCACAACGGAGTTTTCCGCCTTCTGAAGCAGAATATGATGGAGTTCCATCGCTCTGCGCTACCATTGACCAGTAAACGAGGAATACAACCCCGTCCGAGTCAGTTCTTTGCATGTCGTTTATCGACCATGTGTTGTTAATTGCCATGTTTCTTTCTCCTTTAATGACAGTTGGTTAAACATTTAGAAGCCTTGTGAGCCTATAAATACTGCGTTCATAGCTGTATCTCCCGCAAAGGTGTTTGTAATTCGTATTACACCATTAGATGGGAAAGTTACGGTGAAACTTATTGCTCCAGATGACCCGTTGTCTGAAGCTATTGACGTTGCAACAGCATCAGTACCTCTACCAGCTATAAAAAACATTGTGTGAGTACGAGCGCCAGCGTTCGCTTTGAACGTGTTAGCTACTGTCAACATGCCTTGGAACCCGCCACCACCACTGTTTACTGTAATGTCTATGTATTGATTTTGAGATACTGTCGAATCGTTAGATTCAAGCAACAGGCCGTAAGTACCAAACGGCGTAACCAAATCAGCACTTGCCGCACCATTTGCGCCCCTGCCTATACAAACTTGATCTGTTCCGGCATCTACGGTAAGCGCACTTGTTTTGTTGTCAGACTCAACGCGGAAATCTAAGGCACTATCGCCCAAACCATTTGCTACAACACCGGAACGTCCCAGCTTAAAGACATCTAGCAATGTAACAGCATCACCAAGAGTGGTTTGGCTGTTAGAAGCATCGCACTTAAACTCAAAGGTTGAGCCGTTAAGTACCATTACGGAATGCGATCCGCTGAAATTATCGTAAGTAGAAATCCAGTCCGCATTAGACCCATTTTGACTAAGGCCATAGCTGATAAAAGGTCCACCGCTGCTTCGCTGCGTTCCTATATTTAATAGATGGTCATCACTAGAGGGGGTATAGGCGTCTGTTAAAAGAAGAGACCCGCCAGTAGTTGAGCCGTTGTATAAGGTAGTACGGCCTTCAACGTAAAACGCTGAATTTACTTGGCCTGATCCGGAACCGCCTACATTAACTCTGTTATTTCCGCCATCCATAAAGAACATGTTGGCGTTATCGTTGGTTTCAACACGGAAATCTCTATCTGCACTGCCTTCGTTAAACGAAACCATCGAACCTGTGTAATTAACAGCGGGATATAGAAAACTGCCGTTATATTCATTTCTATCTGTAGAAAACTGAATGGAGCTAGTCGGTGCGGTAGTTGTTCCGGTGTCAGTCAGGTCCGGTACATACGTTCCCCCAGTAACAGTAACGTTTTCAAGACCCGCAAAAGTACCCACCGCGATATAAATCGCAAAAGTATTAGCGCCTGTATTAAGCCAACGTGCATCTCGAACAGGCTGCGATCCGGACGTTTCCGAATAAAACATTGTTTGTATGGTGGTGTTGGCGTTGTTGCCCCTCATCATCAGTATTGATTTACCGACAACAGGTTGCCCCGCGCTATAACTATCTGTTCCATACACAGTTATTTCAGCAGACTGAGTGCCTGCCAAAGTAATGTCGCCTAATTTCCAATAATGCCCATTACTGGAACTAGTGTGCGAGTTAGAATTAGTGGGTAATATTTGCCTAAACAAAATACTGTCCGCTACTTCTAAACCAGCGGAGGGAGCATTTGTTCGTATGCCAACGCGGTCGTTTGTAGCATCACCGTAAATTAAATGCGTGTTGTTGTCAGACTCAACGCGGAAGTCTTGGTCGTAACCGTTTTCGTTAGCAACAATAGCATCAGAAGCAATCGACAAATTTTGTTGGGGATTAGAGGTTTGTGTGCCGGTGTAAAAACGAAGCCTTCCGGGTACGGTGGTCGCGCTTGTGCCAGAGGGTTGATCGCTTGCAATGTAAGATGCGCCGTGCAATGTTCCACTACCATCAACACCTTCAAATACAAGATAGCCGTGATGGTCGCCAGTGTTTGTAGTCGTTATTGTACCTGCGGTGCTATTACGGCTACGTCCTAAAATAACCATGCCTCCAGCATTATTGGTGGTGCTATAGGCCATCGCAGAAATACCGGGGTAATTTTTTGCCCCAGCAATGTTTAGGTCCATTAACGCATTAGAACCCCAATGCGTTTTCCCAACATTATTGTTGATGTTGACCTGACTGTTGCCTGCATCGGCAAAAATCATGTTGGCGTTGCCGCTAGACTCAACGCGGAAGTCTCGGTCATTGCCGTCATCGTTAACTACTACTGAACCATCAAAAAAACTCATAAGTGAACGAGTGGCAGAAGCCGAATCATCATACCACTGGATAAAGCCACCATTAGTTGCGGCTCTAACTTGAAATCTATCGTTAACATCAGTAAAACTGTTTGTATCAGTGAAAGATAGAATTGGTGCAGTGGCTGATAAATGTAGAAGTGTTGCAGGAGACCCAGTTCCTACCCCAACGCGGTTATTACCACCATCAACAAACAGCATATTAGCGTTGCCCAAACTCTCAACGCGGAAGTCTCGGTCTACCCCAGTTTCATTCAGTATTAAACCGCCTCCTCCCAGAACAAAATCGTCATTTGTTCCATCATGGGAGATGTAAAAGGTTCCACCTGCGTTGGTTAGGTAATTAGTATCTGAAATTCCTGCTCCTTTAAGGGCGATAGAGCCAGTAGCGTAGCCATTACCCGCGCTTTCTATTGTCAACACTGCGCTCTGCGTGTTGGTTGCTATAGCAACACGGTCATTACCACCGTCAACAAACAGCATATTGGCGTTGCCATTAGACTCAACGCGGAAGTCTACGTCTGCGGAGGCTTCATTAAATACATAACCCCCTATTCCACTAAGTTTAGCGTGTAGTGCTAAAGTGACATCCGCGTCAGCAGCTACCGTCTGATTTGTAGCACTGTACATATCAAAATCGTAACCGTTTAAGTGAATGGCTTGCCTAGAAAGTGCTACTGAGCTTGAGCTAACAAAAGAAGCCGCGCCCGATTTAGGCCAAACACCATACCCAAGAACCAGACCGCCGCTACCGTAGTAGCCGCCAATAGTTGCAATGTTGCCGTTGCTGTAGTTAAGGGCGAAGTTTCTGGAGCCAGATACAGTTATCTGATCCCCGGATTGTATTACACCTGTTACATCTAACGGGTACTCAGGGGAAGAGTTTGCAATCCCTACTCGGTCATTACCTGCATCCGCAAACAACATATGGCTGTTGCTGTCAGACTCAACGCGGAAGTCGTAATCACCCCCATCCTCATTAATCGTTAACGGGCCACCGTTGAGAAAACGAAGAGTGCCGCTATCCCACGACACGGCAGGGTTTGATGAATACGCTTGAAGGTGAATCGCCGTAGCCCCCGACCCTGTTCGAGTTACAGAAATCTGGTTGTTGGACTGAGCGTTACCCACCAACAAGTTAGCACCCTGCACCTGCAACTTGTAGCTGGATTCGTTAGAAGTTGTCCCAATACCAACTGTATTCGCAGAGGCGTCTACAAATAGAGTATCTGTATCAACAACCAAGTCATCTGTTAGCGTAGCGCCGCCATCTTTCAGCAACACACCGTCAATAGTCACACCACCAGCAGCGGTGATTTCGTTGATTGTATCGACTTTTAAGTTGCCAGTAGCTGTAGTTTCGCCAGTGACACCAAGTGTCCCCGCAATCGTCGTGTTACCTGTTGCTGCGGTAACGTTAAATTTATCGGTGTTTACATCAAAATTACCATCGACGCCAAATGCGCCAGTAACGTCTATTCCACCAGCGAGAGTAATATCCCCGCCAACTGTAGCATTACCTGATAAGAAGATATTACGTGGGCGTGTAGCGCCCGTTGCACCTATATCGTAAGTATTATCGGTAAAAATAAGATTCGACGTGATCGTACTGTTAACAGTTAGCGTATCTGTCGCAGCATCACCAATTGTGGTATTACCAGAAATAGTCAAATCGGTCGCTGAAATAGAACCCGTTAATGTTGGTGACGAGATCGTAGGACCTGTCAGAGTCTTATTTGTAAGGGTCTCTGTACCCGCAAGCGTAGCTAGTGTGCCTGTTGTAGGTAAAGTTACGTTAGTTGCACCAGTAGTTGTTAAGGTGAGTGCATTCGCGCCAGCCGTTGTAAACGCCGCTGCGGTAGTCAAAGTTCCTGCAAGAGAAACTGTATACCCACCAACAGATAGTGATTCGATGTTTGTAGCGCCTTCTACGACATTAGTGCCGTCACAGAAGAGAAACATTGTTTTGCCGTTTGGTATCGCAATACCTGAACCGCCAGATGTTTTAAGCGTGGCGGCTTGCCCTGAAGCATTCTTAGCGATATAAATTTTGGCGGCTGTAGGGCATACGACAGTCGCTGCCCCAGTAAGATTTGATCCTGTATCGGTAAACTCTAGCATCGCACAACGCGATTCAGAGGTTGTACCATCAGCGCTAGTCAGCACATGGGAGTTACTCGACCACGTGTTAATGACTGCACGCCCGACAATGGCCTGCTCAATCATAGAAGTGATATTGTCGTTTACAACATCCCCCCATGTACCACTGAGTTCCCCTTGGACAGGAAGGGCTAGTTTAAGTGTCGAAGTGTATTGTGTTGTCATCTTTTAATCCTCACGCGGCTATATCTTGCCAATTAGGAGTCTGTCCTGTTGAAACATTACCCCAAGTTGGTGCTTGTGCGCCAGCAATATTTTGCCAATTGGGGTTTTGGTTATCATTTATGTCTCCCCAAACAAATACTGTACCTACCGCGCCTGCTGCATTTACACCTGTTACAGCTACATCTGAGTTAGCTGCAACTATTACACTACCGAGTTGTGTTTGTCCGTAGACTCCTGTTACATTTTCTACAATACCTAAACTTACAGAGACAGTTCCAATAGAACCTGTGACTGCAAGCCCAGATGCTGCGACGTTTGCGTCTCCTACTATGGAGACTGTGCCTAAAGCACTTGTAGCGCTTACCCCAACGGGGTAGATATTCGCTTCAGCAACAACAGTTACCGAACCTAAACCGCCTGTAGCGGATAAACCTGCGGGGGAGACAACCGCTCCTGCGCTTACAATTACACTGCCAAGTGCACTTGTTCCTACATTACCAGTTACTGCTACGTTAGCATCTGCGGAAACTGCTATTGTTCCTAACGCTGTTGTCGCTTCTAGTCCAGAGGGTTGAACTACCGCCCCTGCATCAACAACTACGCTACCTAACGCAGACGCGCATGAAACACCTGTAACGGCTACATTAGCTGCCGCATCAACAACTACAGTGCCTAATGTTCCTGTGGCTGCAACCCCTGTTGGGAAGATGTTTGCTTCCGCAACAACACTAACTGTACCTATTGCTGTTGTAGCTTCAAGCCCAGCAGGTTGAACCGTAGCGGCACCGCTAACAGATACAGTACCAACCGCACCCGTAGCTGACGGCATCTGTACATCCGTACCCCACGCGGTACTGCCCCACCCACCAGCAGACCAACCTCCATAGGTTACAAGTACATCAGCCATCAGTCATCACGCTATTCGTATGATGGCGTTAGACGCATCAGCAGTAGGGAATTGAATTGTAAAATCACCCGCTGTTGATGTCTTATCAGCTCCAAAATCAAGAACCGCAACAGCAGGATTAGTCCCGCCTGATTGGTAAATTAACGCCCCGCGAGCAGTAATTGTTGCAGTAGCCCACGTAGTGTTCGCAAAATCTAGGAACGCTGTAGTGCCAGACGTTGTGGGAGCTACAACAGTTAACGTGTTACCACCCGCTGTATAACCCGTACCGGATACTTCGTTTGTTGTGCTATACGCTGTTGTCGTTGCACCCAATGTTGCGGATGAGGTAAACAGTGCAATCTTAAACGTCTGAGACGTATTGGAACTAAAGTCCATTTCTCCATCAAGAAGTGCTTTCTTGAATGAAGTTACCATTGCTTGTGATATTGCCATTTCTTATCTCCTATTCTACTTTCATTCTAAACTGCCCAGAGCGATACGTATCTTCACGAAGTTTACCATCACCCAAAGTTTTAAGCAGTTTTAGCGATTGAACATATAAACGTTCATAAAACTGCACTAGATCAGGCTCGCCTTTCATAAAGCGTATTGCCTCGATCAATGCCCCATTAAGTAACGCTGAATCAAACTCATCACCTAACCATGTAGTACCCGCTGTAACAATTGACTCGGGGTAATACCCATAATGTAATTCCATTGTATAAGCGCCATCAGGGGTAGGCCCTAAAAGAAACGAATCATCATCAAAATATGCGTAATGTTTTGGTAATCCTTGTGACGAAGCACTAGGATACGCTTCCCTAACAAAATTTACATCTTTATTGAGTAAGTAATGGTAGTCTCCAGCACTATCAACAACCGCTAGTGAATAGCTCCACAGGAAATCTGTAGGCGCACCAAGGTATTTGTTTCCTGAACTAAGTGTTCCTGTTACGTTTCTACGCAGGGCAGGAATTTGAACGGTGTTATATATCTTCTGTTCGGCTTGTTCAGTAAACATAGCGAGTTGTTCATCAGTGAAAGAGTTCTCAGTGATGTTCTCAATATTTGTTTTTA